GCATGGGTCATGTTTTCTAATTTGCCTCTGTTTTGGATCTGTTCGGGTACCTCTAAGGGTCCAGCCTAGACACACACACTCCACTTGTACAGATACGAATGAGAATCATGGTGCAAATGAGAATCAACTGCAGATGCAAATGAGAATCAGATGCAACAACTTGGGCGGGGGAGGGGACTGCGCAGACAGCGCGCGCGAGGGTGCCACTCAGACACAAAAAAGAGTGAAATTGAACTTGATATAACCCCTAGTTATCTAACGAGAAACCACATATTAATCAATAACATAAGTTAACCAGAATCTGGACCGCGACTGTACAGTTTAATGACAAGTAATTTATTGCTTGACATATCTTTCTTTTCGTGATACAATAAATAGCATATTAAGTCTTTAAAGATTCTTTACCGCGACGGTAATGACTGACATTAAATATAATTTATATATGATTGACGTTAACGAATCTTTAAAGATAACTTAAAAGAGGTGTTTACATGGTTGATGATGTTACACCGCCTAAGCGTAAGCGTGGTCGTCCACCTAAAAATGAAGTAACCGCTGTCAAAAAAGGTAATCGTAATGCTGTTGGTCGCCCGAAGGGAGACGCGGCGATTATCAATGAGTACAAAGCGCGGATGTTAGCCTCCCCAAAGTCTAGGAAAGTACTAGATACTATCTTTGAAGCGGCTATGGACAACGATCACAAGAACCAAGCGGCGGCATGGAAGCTAGTAATGGACAGAATACTGCCTGTTGCGGCTTTTGAGAAGGAAGTTGTAAAGGATGGTGGCAGGAATGCCATACAAATCAACATAACTGGGGTAGGATCAGTAGATGTCACCCCTAATGAAGACGCAATAGAGGGTGAAATAGTAGATGGATCTTAAATTCTTCACTCTTGACGAGTTTAACTGCCAAAAATCAGGAGAGAATCGCATGGAAGCGGACTTTCTTATTAAGTTAGACGCTTTGCGCGGTGCCTGCGGGTTCCCTTTTGAGATCACAAGTGGGTATCGACACCCGACACTGCACCCGCTTGAGGCAAAAAAGGAAATCCCAGGATCTCATGCACAGGGAATTGCTGCGGATATAAAAATTACAAACAGCGCACACCGCCACACCCTTATTCGTACTGCATTGGACATGGGGTTTACAGGTATCGGTATTGCTGATACATTTATTCACGTCGATACGCGGGGAACTACACCCGTTATGTGGACTTATTAATGGATCTTAACATTGAACTACTTCCTTGGCAACAAGAAGTATGGAATGATCCAACAAGATTTAAGATTGTAGCCGCTGGTAGACGTACTGGTAAATCCAAGGTCATGTATTTTACGTCGCACCTACTCAAGGACAAGCCAGAGACATCATGTGGTCCACCCTCTTGGAACTGGGCCACCCTATTATTAGTAGTAGTCATATCAATAATCTTCAAATTAAACTTGTCAATGGAGCCACAATCAGCCTCAAAGGCGCAGACAGACCAGAAACCATGCGAGGTGTTAGTCTCAAGTTTCTAGTCATGGACGAATACGCTGATATGAAACCTGACGTATTCGAGCAGATACTTAGACCCGCCCTTGCGGATCAGAAGGGGTCTGCATTATTCATTGGTACGCCAATGGGAAGGAACCACTTTTATGAACTATACAAGTATGCGGAACTGGATGACGACCCAACGTATCAGGCTTGGCATTTTACTTCTTACGATAACCCCTTACTCCTTACTGGATCCGGCTGAGATTGACATTGCAAAACGTGGCATGTCGAGTTATGCGTTTCGCCAAGAGTTCATGGCAAGCTTTGAAGCGCGTGGCTCAGAAATGTTTAAAGAGGATTGGGTATCTTTTGACGACGAAGAACCTGAAGTAGGCGACTACTTTATAGCGATAGACGTGGCAGGATTCCACGAAGTAAACAAGAAGAGGACAAAGAATGCTCGTCTTGACGAGACAGCAATTGCCGTGGTTAAGGTTAGCGAGCATGGTTGGTTTGTTGATAATATTATTTGTGGTCGATGGTCCCTTGACGAAACGGCCACTAAAATTTTTCAGGCCGTTAGAGATTACCGTCCCTCACGCGTTGGCATGGAAAAAGGAATTGCTAGACAAGCCGTAATGTCTCCGTTGCTAGATCTTCAAAAACAATATGGAATGTTTTTTAGAGTGGATGAACTTACTCACGGAAACAGGAAGAAGACCGATAGAGTAATGTGGGCATTACAAGGCCGCTTTGAAAACGGACAAGTAACTTTAAAGAAGGGAAGTTGGAACAGTCAGTTTTTAGATCAGCTATTCCAGTTTCCAGATCCCTTAACACACGACGATATGGTTGATGCGTTGGCGTATATAGACCAATTGGCTAAAGTGGTTTACGACTACGAATACGAAATTGAAGACCATGAAATCTTAGACGTAGTAGCAGGATACTAATATGAGTGAAGAACTTTATGATAACGACCCGATGATGACGGAAGAGCGTATCGAAGATTGGGTCATGAGGAAATGTGAGGATTGGCGCGATCATTATGAATCGACGTATGCTGAAAAATTTGATGAGTACTACCGCCTTTGGCGTGGTATGTGGGACCCTTCTGATAGCGAGCGTAGCAGTGAGCGTTCCCGTATTATTTCTCCTGCACTTCAGCAGGCTGTTGAGTCCAATGTAGCAGAACTTGAAGAAGCTACTTTTGGTCGAGGCAAGTGGTTTGATGTTAGTGATAACTTAGGAGACACTGATAAGCGGGACGTTCAGTTTTTACGTAACAAGTTAACTGAAGACTTTGAAGAGACTAAGGTAAGAAAGGCTGTTGCCGAGTGTTTGATTAACGCGGCTGTATTTGGTACAGGCGTTGGTGAAATAGTTATTGAAGAAGAAAAAGAAATGAAGCCAGCAACCCAGCCTCTTATGGATGGGGACCTGCAAGCAGTAGGTGTAGAAGTAACTGATAAAGTTAAAGTTAAGCTACGTCCTGTTATGCCTCAAAACTTTTTGATTGATCCTGTTGCTACTTCTGTTGAAGATGCTTTGGGTGTTGCTATTGACGAATACGTTAGTATGCACTCAGTTGAAGTTCTTCAAGAGCAAGGTGTGTACAACAACGTACCTGTAGGTCTAGCACCTGCTGACATTGACCTTGAGCCAGATCAAGATCTAACTATCTTTAATGATGACAAAGTACGACTAACTAAATACTACGGTCTTGTTCCTAGCGATCTTATTGAAGGAGCAGACACTAAGAGTAGATACGTCGAAGCAGTCGTTGTAATCGCGAATGGCGGGACTTTGCTAAAGGCTGAGGCTAACCCCTACATGATGCAGGATCGTCCCGTAGTGGCCTTCCCATGGGACGTGGTGCCGTCTCGCTTCTGGGGTCGTGGTGTGTGCGAGAAAGGATATAATTCTCAGAAGGCTCTTGATACAGAACTACGTGCACGTATTGATGCACTAAGCCTGACTATTCACCCAATGATGGCGATTGATGCAACTCGCCTACCTCGTGGTGCTAAGCCAGAAGTAAGACCGGGCAAAATGATTTTAACTAACGGAGATCCGCGTGAAGTTCTTCAACCTTTCAACTTTGGGCAAGTCAATCAGATTACTTTTGCAGGCTACTGCCGCTGGTATTAGTATGTCTCTTGGCGCTATTATTAAACGACACAAGCGGACACTGATTAACTTCCAACAGTCTTTCTTAATTCCGTTTGTCAAGAAAGCCGCTTACCGTTACATGCAGTTTGATCCTGAAAGCTATCCGGTAGCTGACTACAAGTTTAACGCAAGCAGTACGTTAGGTATCATTGCTCGTGAGTACGAGGTCACTCAGCTTGTGCAGTTGCTTCAGACAATGGATCGACAGTCTCCACTGTATAACACACTCATTCAATCAATCATTGACAACATGAACCTGTCTAACCGTGAAGAACTTATTTCGGCTATGCAGAAAGCAATGCAACCCAACCCAGAAGCACAGCAGATACAACAGCAAACACAACAGTTGCAGATGCAATTCCAAGCTTCTCAGACTGCGGCATTGTCCGCTCAAGCTAAAGAGTCACAGTCTCGTGCTACTAAGTTACTGGCAGAGGCTATGGCTGTACCGCAAGAACTTGAGATTGATAAGATCGAAGCCATTACTCGAAACCTACGTGAAGGCAACGAGGACGACCGAGAGTTTGAGCGTCGTATGCGCGTAGCTGACGCTTTGTTAAAAGAGAAAGCAATGCAAGGAAAACCAAATGTTAACCAACCTAGAACTTCAGAACTTACTCCGCTTGGCCCAAGAGCAATTGGAACCCCGCCTGCGGGAACTGGAAACGAAGGTGGAGGAATTATCTAATGCCAGCAAAAAAGGATCCACGACTAGCACGGGCAGGAGTAAGCGGGTTCAACAAACCAAAGCGGACTCCTAACCACGCAACTAAAAAGTTTGTTGTTGTTGCCAAGGAAGGCGACAAGATTAAGACTATTCGTTTTGGCGATGCTAAGATGACAATTAAAAAGGATCAACCTAATCGACGTAAGTCGTTTCGTGCGCGTCACAAGTGCGACACTAACCCACCCAGCAAACTCACTGCACGATACTGGTCGTGTAAGAAATGGTAGGAAAATATTATGGCTTGTAGTTCTTGCAAAACAAAACCAGCTTGTAAACGTGCAGGTAGATGTCTTAAAAAACCTACTCGCGGTGGTCGCGTAAAAACAAACCGTAAAACTAGAAAGTAAAAAAGCTTGACAAGCATTCATTTGTATGCTAAAATATATAGTGTTATAGACAACTACAGAGGATTTTATGGCACTCACTCCAGAACTTGAGACTTACTATAATGCGTTTGCAGAAATGTTTCGTACAGAAGGTTTCAAACAACTCTGCGAAGAGTTAGATCAAAACGCACGTCAGCTTGCTGATATCCAAACAGTAAAGGATAACGACGATTTGTTTTTCCGAAAGGGACAAGTCGCCGCTTATGCAAGCATTTTAAATCTACCTGAGACTATGAAGTTAGGTAGAGAGCAGGCCGAAGCTGATAATGAAGAGCCTGTAGATGTTTAAAGTTTACGACTTCCGTTGTAAAAACGGACATATTTTTGAAGAATTTGTAGAAGGCACTGTTACAACCAGTAGGTGCGGTTGTGGTGCCGATGCAACTAGGATGGTATCTGCCCCATCTTTCCACCTTGACGGTTCGGATCCCGGTTTTGCGGGTGCGCACATGAAGTGGGTGGCGGAGCATGAAAAAGCAAATACCAAAAAATAACACCTCCATAATGATTATAGTCACGGAGTTTAATTATGTCAAAAACGTCGATTCTTGATCTGTCTCTTGAAGAGGAACAAACAGATCTTGTCGAAGGAGTAACCGCTGAAGAAGAGATTCAACAACCTGAAGAGGAAGTTGAGCTGCACCAAGAAGCTGAAAAGCTTTTAGGTCGTCAGTCTTCTGAAGTAGGTGAGTTACGGAAAGTGGTGGACGACTACATTGCTAGTCAAACACCTTCAGCACCTCAACAACCCGTTGAGCCTGAAGAAGATATTGATTATTTTACAGACCCTCAAGGCGCTGTCAATAGAGCAATTGAGAATCATCCTAAAGTAAAAGAAGCTGAAGAGTACTCAATGCAGTACAAGCAACAAGCCTCATTGAGTCTGTTGCAAAACAAACATCCAGATATGCAACAGATCCTTGGTGATCCCAAGTTTGCTGACTGGATTAAAGCTTCAAAAATTAGGACTCAATTGTTTGTACGAGCAGACCAAGAGTATGATGCAGACTCTGCTGACGAATTGTTTTCACTCTGGAAAGAGCGTAAGCAAGTTGTACAGCAAACGGCTGAAGTTGAAAAACAAGGTCGTAAGCAACAACTCAAGGCCGCTAATACAGGCAATGCTCGTGGTAGTTCAGAGGCTCCGTCAAAGAAACAATATCGCAGGTCCGACATTATTAAACTAATGAGAGACGATCCCGAGCGATACCAAAGCCTTGCCACTGAAATCATGCAAGCTTACGCGGAGGGTCGAGTTAAGTAATCTTTAAGGAGAACTAACATGGCCGCATATCCAAGTGGTTTTGAAACCAAAGCAGTAGCAGGAACTTTTGTACCAGAAATCTGGAGCGACGAGATTATCGCCGCATATCAGAAGAACCTCAAGATGGCTCCGCTCGTAAAGCGTCTGCCTATGAACGGCAAGAAAGGTGACACTGTTCACATTCCTAAGCCTACTCGCGGAAACGCTACAGAGAAGTCTGCGTCAACAGCAGTTAACATCATCACTGGTTCTAACAGTGAGTTGCAAATTGTTGTAGACCGTCACTTCGAATACTCGCGTTTGATCGAGGACATCGTTGAAGTACAGGCTCTTAACAGCCTCCGTCAGTTTTACACAGAAGATGCTGGTTACGCTCTTGCGACTCAGATCGACAACGATCTACACGCGTCGGCAACTGGTTTCGGTGACGGAACTAAAGACCTTACAGGTGCGGCGGCATCTTACCAGCACAGCAATGCTTTTGAAGCAACTGCATCTGGTGCGGTGGCGTTTGACGGTACTGCCGCTACTGACTTTAATGATGCGTTTTTCCGTGAAATGATCCAGAAGATGGATGATGCTGACGTACCTATGGAAGGTCGTTGCCTCGTTGTACCACCTTCAGTTCGTAACCAGATCATGGGAATCGAGCGTTATGTATCTACCGATTTTGTATCAGGAACTCCGGTTCAGTCTGGTCTTATCGGCAACCTTTATGGCGTAGACGTATACGTTTCTTCTAACTGTGCAACAATCTCTACAGGCATCCGTGCCGGATTGTTCTTCCAGAAGGACGCAATTGTCATGGCTGAACAGCAAGGTGTTCGTTCGCAGACTCAGTACAAGCAAGAGTACCTCTCTACTCTGTACACTGCCGACACACTGTACGGTGTTGAAGTATACCGTCCAGAAGCTGGCTTCGTTCTAGCGCTTCCTGCCTAAGAACAGTCTAGGGGTCTTTATGGCCCCTTTTCCTTTTTTTAATCTGGGGTAATCTATGGGTATCTTTCGTGGATCAGGTGGCGCTATCGAGTCAACAAGAAACGCACTTGCGAGTCAAGTTGCTGTTGATTCCGCTACAGCCTCAGCTAAAGCACAAGAAGCTACACAAGCCGCAACAAGCGCCACAAGTAACGCGCAAAGTGTAGCCAACACTTACGATACTTTTGATGATCGTTATCTTGGTACTAAGTCTTCCGATCCTTCTTTAGACAATGACAACGAAGCTTTAGTAGCTGGTGCATTGTACTTCAACACTGTTGATAATATCCTAAAGATTTATGACGGATCTGTTTGGAATGTCACAGCAGTAGATGCTTCTGACTTTTTAACTCAGACGCAAACTGATACGTTGTATGAACCATTGCTTTCTGATAATAGGCGTATGAACTTTTATCGGCAAGACAATGCTCCTGCAACAGCCTTAGAAGGTGATATGTGGTATGACACAGATGACGAGGATATTAAGATGTATCGTCAAACAGGTACTAATCAATTTGAATGGGTCGCAATAATAGTCGGAGCAGACGATTCTGACATTATGGATGCGGGCAACTTCTAGGGAAATAGATCATGGCTCAAACTATTAAGATCAAACGGAGTTCCAGTACGGCGGCTCCCTCAACACTTGCTGATGGTGAAATAGCTTACTCATCCAACAGTAATAAATTATTTATCGGTAGGCCCGGCGGTACGTCCGGCGATGTCGATGTTATTGGCGGTAAGGTTTACATTGATAAGCTTGACCTTATTGAGGCTGAGGCTAACAACTACTCACTGCCTTTAGCTACCGGTTCAGTACGCGGCGGTGTAAAAGTAGGCTACGTAGAAGCTGGACAAAACTATCCAGTAGAACTGTCTTCTGAAAAGATGTACGTCAACGTACCATGGACGGATACAGTTTATTCGCTTCCACTAGCTACTGCTACAGTACGTGGTGGTATTGAACTGTTTAGCAATACCGATCAAACAGTAGCGGCAAACGCTGTAAGTTCTACTTCAGGACGTACTTACGGAATACAGCTAAACAGTGCTGACCAAGCGGTTGTTAACGTGCCGTGGACAGACACTGTTTACACACTGCCTACAAACAACGTAACTAACGCTTCTGTATCAGGTAACGTACTAACACTGAGTCGTAACGGTGCTACCGACATTACTTTTACGGCAGACGCTTATGCAGACTCAGACGTTAAAAGTTATGTAAGTACTTCTACAGACTTTGGCAATGCTAACTGGGCAGGTCTTCAAAATGTATACATGAAGGGTACTTTGTACGGCCCTGCTGAGTTTACAATTGATCCTTCTGCACACGCTAACAATACTGGTAAGGTTGTTATTGAAGGTGACTTAGAAGT